TGCAAGCGGATCGAGAGCGCTTTGTATTGCTTGGCCTCTATCTTGTTGCACTTGTTGTGCTAAATTATCGAGTAAATTTTGTGTATCCTCCATAATAAGTGTTTGGTATTGGCCCCTTATATCTTCTGATGTGTCTTGCTCTCTGTTAATTCTATCTTCTATTTCGGCTCTTAACGCTTCTAAATCAGAGCGTCTTTCTTCACCCACACCTGTAAGCGCTTGCTCTAAAAACTCACCACCACGCATCTCTTCTCTTAACGCATCTATAGCTGATTTTAAATTTTCTTCTTGAGTACCAGAGGCTGTGCCTAACTCTCCTTTCAACGCTTCTATTTGTTCGCCAATTGAACTATTTCTTTCACTGGCTGTTTCTTTGATAACCGCGTTGTCTGCTTTCAACTCATCAATTCGAGATTGAATATCCTCTATTGGAAGACCCGTAATATTTGCCGATAGATCAGATATTTTTGATTCTAAACCTGCAAGGATTTGATCTCGCTCTCCACGTAATACTTCAGTTTGCTCTGATGTTTCTGTGCCAAAACGATCTCCTAGCGAAACAAAATCATCTTTGAGCGTATCTATTTCGGTTTGTATGGCATCAGCCGCCTCTTTCTGAACTCCAGTAAGCGCCTCATCTCTTTTGTCTAACTCAGCCTGAATATCAGACTTGACTGAGGTTAAGTCCGTACCAAGCGATGACATACGCTCTTTAAGATCAGATACGATTGATGCCTGATTGTCTTTCAAATCACCGATTGATTTGTCTTGAGCCTCTTTTACTTTTGTTTGTGATTCTGCAAGTTCTTGTTTTGCCGTATCAATATTTGACTGAAGATCATCTAATAATTTTTGTCTCTCATCTCTTAATGATTTTCTTTCTGTAATTCCTTGTTCTTCAAGGGTTTTTTGTCTTGCTTCTATCTCTGACTTGATCGTTGATAATTGATCTTCTAACTGTTGTGTAACCTGTGATCGTTGACCTGCTTCTGCCTTTACAGATGCTAGGTTTTCTTCTTGCAATGTCTTTTTAAGATCAGATAAGGCACTATCAAAATTTTGTGTTTGAGATTGGTTCTGAAGCGCCAAAAGCTCTTCGTAGCGACGCTTATCATCTTGTTGCGAGTAATCTGGTGTGTCTAATGCTCTTAGTTGAGGCATTTGTATGCTTTCTCTAACACCACGATCAAAGACAGGACGTTGTAATAAGTAATCCTGTAGACCTCCGTATGGCGATACACTTGAACCGTATTCTTGCTGTGCCCTACCTATCTCATCTAGCGTTTGTAAATCATCTTCTGCCATTTAAATCACCAATTTTTACAAGACCAGTAAGATGCCGCAAATACATCTTTCTTTTTTTCAACCGCATCACAGTCATGTCTTGCTCTAAAATTTTTGCGTCTATCTGGAGAACTCTTCTTAATTGTCATATTAGGATCTCCATAACGTACAATTTTTACTTGATCACCTTTTTTTGCAAGAACCTTGAATTTTTTATTACCACCCGAAGTTCTTACTTGTTGATTATAACCAGGAAAAGACTCACCCCTATAGGTAAGTCTTCCTGATTTTGTACGTGTAACATCACTCGTATCAGCCATAGCTTTTGATAAGTTCCAATATGATCATGTAAGTGTCACCACTGCCATGACCTACCGTAGTAAAATCTAAATCACCTGTTTTTCCAGATCCCGAATTGTTGGGTATACCAGAGAAATCAGAATAATCGTGATATCCATTGGAATCTTCAGACAAACCAATCGCTAATACATTTGTTGAAGCATCAAACTCTACCTTTACCGCCATGCCTGTACACTGCCACCAGATCTTGTTTATGGTGACACTACTACACGCTTGACCTAAATGATTAGCAGTAAGAGCAGATACATCAACTTTTTTAACCGCACTCTCACCCGTGCCATCACTGGCATTAGTGAACTTTAAGACAGCTTTTCTTTCACCATCTTGTATTGTTTGAGAAGTGACCGCATCAGCCATGATACACCTCCTTACAATTCAGTATCAGCAGTGCGCTCTTTACCCGCCAACACGTAATCAATGGTCAACACCTTAGCAGCCGCCGCACCATTTTGTATTCCGAAAGAAACATTAAGCTCTTCGTCATCTGGAGCGTTGGTTGATACAACAGTACCCGCTAATACGTTATTTTGAAAAACATGAAACTTCTGATCTTTTGGGTCATACACATAACCAACGGTTGTGAACGTGTCATCAGCTATCGCTGTTGGCAAGTCAAGTGTGCTCTGAGTTCCATCTTTTTCTAGAATGAATTGAAGAGTCGTTGAACCGTCAGTCAAAAGAAAGAAAGCGCCATCTGATACATCTAATGGTGAAGTGTCAGTGATCTGTAGACCCATAACAACGTCTGATGCATCCGCATCTGATGTTTTGAATCTTGCTTTGAAATACAACTGCTTACCCGCTTCATACTTGAAAGTCTCTTTCTTTAACTGCAAGAAATCGTTGTCATTATCTCCCGCCGCGTTGGTTAACGCTAGAAGACCGCCATCGCCATCTGTGATGGCTTCAGTTGCAGAACCAGTGCCGTCCTCTGTTGTTGTGATTGTCCAATCACCCGCCGTGTAAACGTCGAAGTCATTGAAATATGTGTGATATTTTGTAGGATCAGGTTGCTTGATTTTTCCAAGCGTCCCACCTGCACCGACGTTTGTAACGCCACTTGTAAAATGAGTTGTCATAACAGTTCCTCCTGTTGAAACCAGTAATTACCCCATGTAATTACCATCAGACACATACATCTTATGCTAATTTTATACGAAAAAAAAGGGGGCTATAAAGCCCCCTTAAATCCAAACCCAAAGGGAGGGTTTTTCTCAGGGGAGTTTTAGGCTCCTTGAGATCCGTATATTCCTCTCCAATCACTGAATCCGAAAGAGAATCGCTCACGAGCCTTATATCTAATGTTACCAGTAGTGAAATCTGGCTCCATAGAAGTCTCCATTGCGGTCCTTTGGAACATCTTCAGTCCCTCACCTGCATCTGTGACAGAAGTCAAGATGAAGTAAGCGTCTGGATCAGTTAAGTAGTGATTGACAGAGTATCCACTTGGCAATACACCTGTGTTCTTGATAGCGTTGATATCGTTATCTGCTGTACCTGAACGCAAAGTTGAGTTCAAAATACGATCAGCTACGAATACAAGCTGTGGTGGAACGACAAGTTTTGTTGCCTGTACACTTATAGTCAAACCCCTATCATCAGTGAAAGTTGATATATCAATCAATGAATCTTCCAAAGATGTTTCGTTAAGGTCTGCCATAGTTGTAGCTCTGTTAGCGGCTGAACCACCACCGGCAAGTGGGTGGTCAGTAGCGATAAGACTCTTACCGTCTCCGCCTAAAAAGCTTGTGGAGAAAGCGTTATTAAGTACGTCTGCACCTTTCACTTCTTTTGTGTTAGCCATTGAACGAGCTAACGCCTTAACATATCGCTTTCCTAAAGAATCGTAAAGTTGGTCTTCTACAGCTTCCTCAGTGAGTGCGAATGCTAGGGCTACAGTGTCGTGTGTATAACGTGCTGTAAAGCCTTCACTTGCGTTGTCAAATGATACACCTGCGCCTTCTGTTTTAGTTGGTGCAGAACCAAATCCTGTTATCAAAACCTCTTCCTCGAAAGCTCTCTGAGAATCTTCTATAGCGAAGATCTCTTCGTACTCTCGATCGTATGAGTCATAGCTCATACCAAAGAGGCTATTGAGGCCAGGCTCTAACTCTTTAGCGAGTTGCGCTCTTGAAATTGCCATCGTTTAGCCTCCTTATGCTAATCCGGCGCCTTTGACGCCAAATATGTGGTTTTGAATTACACAATAGACATTGGTTGAATCAGAGGACACGTCATCATTTTCTGGATCTTGAGAGATGTCGATGACTTTAACAGAAAGAGTTGTTCCTGTTCCGCCATCTGCGACATTTAATTCTGCTCCAGATATACCTGTGACGGTAGATCCTGCT